CGGGTCTGTCGATCGCGTCGATCACGTCGCCGTCATGGTCGGGCAGCGCAGGATCCGGGTGGCTGTCGGCCGCGTTCGCGGGCGGCACGACCCTGCCAGCCGGGTCGTACCGGGTCAGCGTCTACTGCGCCAACGGCACCAGCGGAGTGTGGGGCGCCAAGGACGCCACCACCGGGTACTGGGCCACCGGTACCGGCTCGGGCGGGATCACGTGGGGCCCGGTGTACGCCCCGCCGCTGTCGGCCGCGAGCCTGTGCTGGGAATACAACGAGAGCGATGAAGGTGCCACCCCGCCCTACAGCAATGGCGCCCAGGAGCCGGGGCAGTCCCCGTTCGGCCAGCTCACTGGCGACTCCAGCGGCGGCGTTACCTTCCCGCAGCTGTACGTCGACGGCCTGGCCCAGAACTACTGGATCGACCTCGAGGTCACCCCGGAGGGCACGGCGCACACGGCGTCGGCGTCGCTGTCGGTTGTCCCGGTGCTGTCGGCCGGCCGGTCGGCAGGCCGGGTCCGGTCGGCGCTGCTGGCCGTCACGCCGTCATTCCTGGCCGGGCGGGCCCGCGGCCAGCACCGCACGGCGAGCCTGACCGTCACCCCGGAACTGACGGCGGCCGGCACGAATGTCGTGCCGCCGCCACCGCCCGCCCCGGCCGGGGCCAAGCCGGCCACCGGCGCATGGTGGGGCCTCGACGCCATCCTCAAGACCCGCGAGGAAGAGTTCGAGGCCTGGGAGTCCATCGTCCAGGCCTCCGGCGGCCTGGCCTGCCCGGTATGCGGAGAGCCGCTCCAGACCGGGCCGCCCTCGGCAGCGGGCACTGTCACCGCCTACTGCCCGTACGCCGGGGACCACAAGTACCGCGTCCCGCGTGACGTCGTCCCGCCGCGCCGCGGCGTGAAGATGGGGCGGTTCGGGTGAAGCAGACACAGGCGAAGGGCCACACCGCCAAGCACACCCAGTCCGGCAAGCACGGCGGCGCCCCGGCCAAGCACACCCCGAAGAAGGCCGCGAAGAAGCCGGCCGCCACGGGTCATCAGCCGGTGCACACCGTGTCGGGGGCTCCTGCCCAGCCGAAGCCGCGGAAGCTGTCGGCCGGCCAGGTGGCGTGCTGCTCGGCCGAGGCACTGGCCGCGTCACTGCGACTCGCGGGCGGCCGCGTCGCCGAGGAGGACGTGCTGGCGCTGTACTGGCGCACGGCGGCGGATCCGGACGCCGGAGCGAGCATCCTGGCGACGCTGCGCGCAGCGTCAGAGTTCGGGCTGAATGCCCAGGAACCCCGTCGGCTGCCAGTCGCGCATCCGCTCCCGGCAGGCATCCTCGTCGGCGCAGAGCATGGCACCGGGCTCACCGCAGATTGCGCACCTGACGTCCTCGCAGGGAGCGACGCCGCTGAGGCATCCCTCGCCTGGCCAGTAGGGGCAGAGCTCGGCCCGGCAGTTCCGCATGCGCTGATCCTAGGCGTCGAGCTGCCCGGCGGCCCGCACGCGCTCACGGTCGACCCGGCCGGCCGGGCCTGGTCCTGGGGCCGGTCCTGGCCGCTCGCCGAGTTCGCCGGCGCCGTGGTGGAAGAGGCGTGGGCGGTGAGCTGGTCATGACCGTCACCGAGCCGTGCCTGTGCTCCCGCGAGGACGTCCAGCGGTCCCAGGACTGGAAGCCGGGCCTGATCTCCGACGCGCGGCTCGACCGGGCTATCCGCAGCACGCGGGAGAACATCGAGGGGCACCTGCACCGCCAGTTCATCCCCGTCGACGAGGTCAGGTGGTGGGACTGGCCGAACTACCAGGGCGCGTGGCCGTGGCGGCTGTGGTTTGACCGCCACGACATCCTGTGCCTGACGGCGATGTCGGCGGGCACCGTCACCATCCCGCTGAACATGTGCTTCCTGCGGCCCGCAAATCCCAAGCCGGGATTCCCGTGGCGCTGGCTCGAGCTCGACCGGTCGAGCTCAGCGGTGTTCGGAGGGTACGCGCCGACACCGCAGAACAACATCAAGGCCACCGGCACGTGGGGATTCACCGCCGCGGCCGACGAGGTCACCGCCCTCCCGTCCAGCGTGACCAGCTCGGCGACGTCGCTCACCGTGCCCGACAGCTCCCAGACGGGCATCGGTGACCTGCTCATCCTCGGCTACGCCCGCGGCACCCCGGCGTTCCCCTCCGACACCCTCGGCCACGCGGGCACGATCGCGCCCTACCAGGGCGAGCGGATCCTCGTCACTGACAAGGCCCTCGCCGACATCAGCCTGGCCCAGTCCGGATCCGGGTGCACTACCGCCAGCGACGCCGACACCGCCCTGTCCTGGACCGGCTCCGGCAGCGCGCCGGTGCCGGGCGAGGTCCTGCAGATCGACCAGGAGCAGCTGCTGGTCCTGGCCGTCAACAACGCCACCAGCACCGCCACGGTCGACCGGGCATGGAACGGCACCGTGCTGGCCGCCCACACCACCGGCACCGAGATCTACGCCTACCGGTCGCTGACCGTCCAGCGCGGCATCCTCGGCACCACCGCGGCCATCTGGCCGCAGAGCACCGCGGTGTTCAAGCACCGGGTGCCCGGCCTGGTCCGTGACCTGGCGATCGCCGAGTCCGGGAACCGGGCCCTGCAGGAAGTCGCCGGCTACTCCCGCACCGTCGGCGCCGGCGAGGCGGCCATGCCCGCGTCCGGGATGGCACTGGCCGACCTGTGGGACGAGGTCACGACGGTGTACGGGCGCAAAAACCGACTGAGGGTGATCTAGGTGAACATCACCGTGACCTGGATAGACGGCATGCAGGAGACCTATCACTGCGTGACCTGGCATGTCCGGGAGGGGTTTCTGGCGCTGGTTGCCAGGCAGCCCGAGCCTGAGCGGCGCATCCCGCTGGCCAGCGTGCGCATCTGGACGGTGACCGACTGATGGCCGGCCAGCTCACTATCACCGCCAGCATCGACCCGCACGGCCCGATCTTCGACGGCCAGGCCGAGGCGGCGATCGAGGAGTACACGAGAGCCGCCCGGCAGGCCATCGCCGACCGCGGCGCCGAGCTGCTGCGCGCTTTCCCTTGCATGGACAAGACCGGGCGGGCCCGCGGCGGCTTCCAGGCGAACATCAAGATCGTCGACAAGGGCGCGTTCCTCCGGATCCCCGCGCCGACGATCAAGGGCATCACCTGGGGACCCTGGCTCGAGGGAGTCTCCGAGCGCAACCAGTCCACCGGGTTCAGGGGCTACCACCCGTTCCGCAAGGTGCGCGGCCAGCTCGACCACGAGGCCCAGGACATCGCCGAGGCCAAGCTGCAGGAATACCTGCCGCAGATCGGGGGCCGCTGAGTGGCACTCGACGACGCGGCGATCATCGCCATCTACGACGCCGTCAGCTCGCACGCCAAGGCATCCGGGCTGTTCGACGGCGTGCTCGACCACGAGCCGTGGACCTCACTGCCGGACGCCTCGAAGATGTACGCCGCGGTGCTGCTCGGCCCGCTCGGCCCCGCGCCCGGCGCGTCCGGGCTCAGCTCGACGTCGGGCCGGCTCGAGCTGTCGGTCCGGGTGTACGCGACCCGGACCAGCCAGCCGGGCGCCTGCGACCGGAAGGTCCTGGGCGCGGCCACGAAGCTCATGGCCGCCTACTCCGGTGACTTCGAGCTGGAGGCGCCGGACATCCCTGACGGCCTGATCAACTCCATTGACCTGCTCGGCGCGCGGGGCGGCCCGATGGCCATGGTGCCGGGCTGGCTGCAGATGGACGGCGCGCCGCTGCGGGTCGCCGAGATCACCCTGCCGGTCATCCTCAACGACGTGTGGGGGCAGTCAGCATGAGCAAGCAGCCGGGCCTGGGCGACCAGTTCCTCATCAGCGGGTACCTCATCGGCGGCGACATCCAGCAGGTCGCCGTGCACGGCGGCCCGGCCGCGCTGGATGTCACCGACATCACCCAGTCCGCGCACTCCCGCCTCGGCGGCCTGCGTGACGGCGGGATCACCGTCACCTCCTTCCACGACCCGTCACCCGGGCAGGCGCATGCCGCGTTCTCGCCGCTGCCCCGCGGTGACGTGATCGGCTCCTACCTGCGCGGCCAGGCCATCGGGTCACCGGCGGCGTGCTGCGTGGCCCGGCAGCTGAACTACGACCCGACCCGCGCGAACGACGGCATGCTGACCTTCGCGGTCGAGGGCCAGGGCGACGGCTACGGCCTGGAATGGGGACTCCAGCTGACCCCCGGCGCCCGCACCGACACCGGCGCGGCCAATGGCACCAGCCTCGACACCGGCGGGTCGCTGTCGTTCGGCGCGCAGGCCTACCTGCAGGCGGTGTCATTCACCGGCACCGACGCGACAGTGGAAATCCAGGACTCGGCGGACAACGCCACGTTCGCGCTGGTGGCCGGCCTGTCATTCAGCCAGGTCACGGGCAGCACGCCGCTGGCGCAGCGGATCGCGATCGCGAACACGGCGACGGTGCGCCGCTATGTCCGCGCGATCAGCGTGACCAGCGGCGGGTTCACGTCGCTGAAGTTCGCCGTGGTCCTGGCCAAGAACACGGTCGCGGGAGTGATCTTCTGATGAGCATCAGCTTCGAGGTCAACCGCATCGAGCCGCGCCTGCCGGCGATCGCCTACCGGACGTTCCGGATCGCCAGCCCGCACGACCGGATGGTCGTCGCTGCCTGCCGGGACGCCGGCTGCGATCACTGGCTGCACGGCTGGCAGACCCTGGCCGACGAGCGCACCGACCTCGGCCAGATGCAGGCCGCCTGGATCCGGCAGCACTCCGGGCGGACCTTCCGCGAGCAGCGCACCGGCGGCGGCCTGACGGTCTTCACGTTCGAGCCGTTCCAGCGGTGCTTCCGCGACCACGAGACGCGCCCCGAGCGGTTCATCACCCGCGGCGGGGACTGGCGGGGCAACCCGACCGGCGAGTACCGCCAGCATGTCCGCCCGGCCGACTGGCTGGAGGACTTCGGACAGCACCAGCAGCGACTAGTCGATCAGCTAGAAAGGGGCTGAGCAGCCTTGGCGAAGAGCACGGGCCTTGCCTGGACCACGTTCGGGGTGGCGGACGCCTCCTCGTCGGTGCAGGACCTGCGTAACGACATGACCAACGTGACGATCGCGACGCCGCGGGCGACGCAGGACGTCACCGGCCTGGACAAGTCAGCGATAGAGCGGCTGCTCCTGCTGGCCGACGCCAGCCTGGGCCTGAACGGCGTGTTCAACCCGGCGGCCAACGAGTCACACGCCGTGTTCTCCACGGTGCCCAGCACCAGCGTGCTGCGGGCGGTGAACATCACGGTGAACGGCAAGAACCTCAACTTCACCGGGATCCTGTTCACCGACTACCAGCTCACCCGGGCGAACACCGGCGAGCTGACCTGGCAGGCCCCCGGCGTGCTCGGCGACGGCGCCGTCCCGACCTGGTCGTAAGTGCCCCGGGCGGCTGCCGCCCGCACACCGAGAAAGAGAGCTGACCGTGGGCTATAAGCCGAAGCGGACGCTGTACAAGCTGCACTTCGAGAACCCCGACCTTGAGGGCCTGGAGGTGGTCACCCGGTCGGTGTCGATGGAGGGCCTGGTGAAGCTCCTCGGCCTCGCTGAGGGATTCGAGGCCGCGGATGAGCGGCAGCTCACCGCCGAGGACATGGCGAAGGT